CCGCCACCCACTGACATTGGGCATACTTTCTTGGCGGCCTCTAGTTCCGTGATGTAGTGCGGAGCATTGGACATTGTCATTCCCCCAAGTTAGTGGTAATAAAAGTTACATAGTTTCAAGGCATTATACTTTAAACAACAGGGAAAATCAAATGCCGACACCTAAACTATCTGTGGAAGTTTTAATTGAAACCCTTAAACTTTTGGAAGCGCATAATCGCCAACCATCCATAGCGGCTAAGGCGGGGAACATACCGCCAAACACATTTAACCACCGAATGAAGATGGCGTTTGAACGATTTCCAAAAGGATTGGATGATGTAAGATTAGAACGACCCACCTCTTCTTGGACTTATCCCAGACTTAAAACAATTGAAGCTCCCGATACAAAATGGATCATAGGATCTGACCTCCACGTCTGGGACGGTGATCCAACCCTCATTTACAAAGCATTTGTTAAATTAGCTAAAACCCTTAAAGTTGATGGGATTATCCTCAACGGAGATATTATTGACGGGGCGCGAATCAGCCGCCACCCATCCGTTCGGGGTTCCAAAGCCCCCAAGATTGAAAAAGAAATTGACACCGCCAAGAAATGGCTCCGCCTCCTCCCCAACGCTAAATACAAACTGTGGACGCTAGGCAACCACGATATCCGTATTGATAACTACATCGCGGCAAATGCCTCAGAACTGGATGGGTACATCCTATCCCTGCATGAGCATTTTACGGATTGGGATTTTTCCTTTGCGTTTGATCTTAACGGAACTGAGATCCGCCACAGGTTTAGGGGCGGCATCCATGCGGGGTGGAACAATGCCTTACATGGTGGGGTGAGTATTATTACGGGTCACACCCACCAGTTACAGGTAACCGCTATGAGGGACCGTAATGGTTCGCGGTGGGGAGTTGAGACTGGGATGATGGCGGACCCCACTGGCCCGCAGTTTCAATATGCGGAAGGGACTCCCTCGCGGTCGCAGCAAGGGTTTGCGGTTATTTCTTTTGATGAGGACGGGACAATGTTCCCGCCGGAACTGTGCGAAATGATTAATGGCCGCCCCGTGTTTAGGGGCGACCATGTATTCTGATTAAGAAAAGGATTATTCTTCCTCTTCTTCATCCTCTTCGGAATCATCGCTCTCATCGGGATATTCGTACTCAACCTCAATCTCAACAAGCTTTTCCAGACCGTCTTCGTCCTTTTCAACTTTAAGGACTGGCAACTCAAACGCCGCCGCCATCAAGTCAAAGTCGTCCGCAACTTCCTGAAAAGTGTTCCCGTATGGGGAGCAACCCTCATCCGACCAGAACTCAATCTCGCCGTCGTCATCGTAAAACACTTCACGAATTGTGTAGGAATCTTCACCAAATATATCACCTTCAGCGGCGGGTTCCATAATAACGCGATAGTTCCAAGACATGTTATCATTCCCTAATGTGAAAGAATCAGTTGAAATTGTAAACGTTGGGATGTCGCCCAAAGCCCACTCTAAACTTACCGTTGACGCAGTCATACCCATGCAAACCTCCTATAAGGGGGGACAATGCACACTATAACTGATTTCAATCACTTTGATGACGGGATTTTCTTTTTGGGGGAAAATTCTTCGCATGTGCTGGTTTCAAACGTTACCGCCGCCCTGCGAATATCCCTAATAACATCACCGGAAGATGGGTTAAAATGGTCGTATAGGCGGTCATTAATAGGGTTCATGCAGTTAAACCCCACATCTTGTGCGTAAACCCACTTACAATTACCGCAAATTTTATCCGACATTGTGTTCTCCATTTTAAGCTACTTGCATTTTAATCAACTTTTGCGATATAGTAAATAGAAAGGAGTAGGAAAATGAAAGCAATCACCAACGCCAATCGTCTTACTCAAAAGCCAGACGAGCCGGAATACAAAGGTAAGAAACGGGGCCGCAAACGAAAGATTCCCGACGACGCTATGGTCCGCAAGACCATAATGGGCCTTGCTAAACGGGGTACAACACTGGATGAGATTGCGGATATTGTCGGGGTTTCCCGTGCGTGGCTACACCGTGAGTACGGGAATGAGATTAAAAACGGGCGGCAAATCGCAAATGCGTTGGTTGTGGAAAACCTTTACCAACAAGCGATGAAAGATACCCCATCTTCCATTAATGCCGGAATTTACCTGACCAGATCCCAAATGGGGTGGAAAGATAAGCCAGACCAGACCGATATTGGCCGCCCACAAGTTATTTTTGACTTTGGTCAACTATCTTACGAAGAACGCGCATACCTTATTAGTAAGGTTAGGGACAAAATTGGCGGCCCTAAAATAATAGAAGGTGAAGTTTTTGATGAACTCCCCGAAGAGTAGCACCATCTTACACGCAAAAACGTTAGAAGAAGCGATTGAGCAATATCCGGAAGAGGCTGCTTGGGAGCTTGAACGCCTTAACTTTGAAGAAAAAATGGTGGATTTTGTCGCGGGAGCTTGGAAATACATTGACCCTAACCCGTACAAATATGGCTGGCACCTTGAGGCTATCGCGGAACATTTACAGGCGGTAACCCGTGGGGAGATCCGGCGGCTGGTCATTAACGTCCCGCCCCGCACATCAAAATCCTCTATGGTTTCCGTTTGTTTCCCCGCTTGGACGTGGGCGCAATCAAAAATTGGACCACTCTCTGGTCCACATGTACAGTTCTTATACGCCTCCTACGCGCAATCCCTCTCCATCCGTGACTCTATTAAAACCCGGCGCTTGTTGGAATCCTCATGGTACCGACGCCATTTTGGGGATAAATTTAAAATTGTATCGGACCAGAACACCAAAGTCCGATTTGACAACGACAAAGGTGGTTATCGGTTAGCAACCTCCGTTGACGGCGCTCTTACGGGTGAGGGCGGTTCTATTATTGTGGTTGACGATCCCCACAACGCTAATGAAGTTGAATCGGATCTTGTCCGGCAAGGGACGTTGGAATGGTGGGACCAATCCATGTCCACCCGTCTCAACGATCCCAAGACTGGTGCGTACGTTGTTATTATGCAGCGGCTACACGAATCGGATCTTACGGGCCACGTTTTATCCAAAGATACGGGGAACTGGGTTCATTTGTGCCTCCCCATGCGGTTTGAATCAGACCGTCGGTGTATCACTCCGTGGTATATTGATAACCGCGAAGAAGGTGATCTGTTAGTTCAAGATCGGTTTGGTGATGACGAAGTCGCGTCATTAGAATCCGCCCTTGGTCCATTTGCGGCGGCGGGTCAATTGCAGCAACGCCCTAAACCTAAGGGCGGCGGTATTATAAAGCGCGATTGGTGGGTGTTATGGGATGAAACCGTCTCAAGCGCGGAGGGATTACGCAAAAGTGTGTTCCCGCCTTTTGAATACGTTATCGCCTCATTGGACACCGCCTACACCACCCGCCAAGAAAACGATTATAGTGCTATGACCATCTGGGGCGTGTGGACCGACCGCCAAGATAACCAGCGCATTATGTTAATATATGCGTGGCAGGATCGGTTGGAGTTTCCGCAACTTGTTAAAAAAACAGTTGAGTTATCTAACAAATTTAAGATTGATAAACTTTTAATTGAATCCAAAGCGGCTGGGTTGTCTGTTGCCCAAGAACTTCGGACGCATTTTGCGCGGGAAAACTGGGGTATTCAATTGGTTGACCCGGGTCGGGGGGATAAAGTTGCCCGTACCTACGCCATTCAACATCTTTTTGCGGAGGGGATGATTTACGCCCCCGACATGGAGTGGGCGGAAAAAGTGATTGAACAAGCGGAATCTTTCCCAAAAGCGAAGCACGATGACTTGGTGGATAGTATGACGCAAGCACTCTCACACTTGCGCGTTATAGGTTTTGCACGTAAACCAGTAGAAATAGTAGCGGAAAAAACTGAAAGTATGCTATATAAGTCTTCACGTCCATCGCAACTTTACCCGGTGTAACCTATGCCATTAGCGCCCATGAACATTCGCCAAGTTCCCGTTTTGGGAAATACGCCGGACGAATTTGATGCAATGGATATGGATTTGACCGCGTCTGGCGATGCGGATGTAGAGGTTAATCCCAAATCCCCATACGTAAAAGTTGAGTTACCAGATGGCTCCGTTACGATTTCTTTTGGCGGCCCGCAAAAGAAAGAAGGGGATGAGGAAGGGGATTTCCACGAAAATCTTGCGTTATATTTGGATAATAGTTCATTAGGCCAAATTGCGAATGAACTTGTACGGCTTATTGAACAGGATAATGAATCCCGCCAAGAACTCCTCCAACAATACGTAATGGGTCTTGATCTGCTAGGGACCAAAATTGAAACGCCAAAATCCAACGCAACGGATGGTTCAACGGCGGTTGAGGGTCAAGCGACAGTCCGCCATCCCCTCCTTCTTGAATCCATTGTTCGTTTCCAAGCCAATGCCCGTGGTGAGCTTCTCCCATCCAGCGGCCCCGTAAAGATCCGCAATGACGGTTTAGGCAGCGCTAATATTGATGTACAGGCGGAAGCGTTAGAGAAAGACTTTAATCATTATTTAACAGTGACCGCATCGGAATATTATCCGGATACGGAACGGATGTTCTTTGCATTAGGCTTTGGTGGGACCGCTTTTAAAAAAGTTTACTATTGCCCAATTCGCCGCCGCCCGGTTTCTGAATTTGTCAGTATCCCGGAGATTATTGTCTCTAATGCGGAGACGACGGTATCCACCGCGCAGCGTATTACGCACGTCATTAAAATGTCCCCAAGCACCCTAAAACGGTTGCAATTGGTCGGGATGTACCGCAACGTTCCCCTTTCTTCCGTGCAGCCACCCAAGAATAACGTGGTTGAGGACAAAATTGAACAATTGCAAGGCGTTATCCCACGCAATATAACGAATACGGATAACCAGCCCCGTGAAATTTATGAATGCTATTGTGAACTGGATCTCCCCGGTTATGAGCATGAGGATGATGAGGGACCAACGGGCCTTCAACTGCCATATCGGGTGACCATTGATAAAACGTCATCGGAGATTCTGGAAATTAGGCGGTGGTGGAAAGAGGATGATGAACAGTGTTTGCGTCGGCAAGTGTTTGTTGATTATATCTTCGTACCCGGCTTTGGTTTCTACGGTCTTGGCCTTTTACACCTTGTGGGTAACACGACGATGGCGCTAACCGCCGGATGGCGGTTGTGCATTGATAACGGAATGTTCGCTAATTTTCCCGGCTTTTTGTACGAAAAGCAAGCTGGGCGGCAAAACACCAATGAGTTCCGCATCCCACCGGGCGGTGGTATGCCTATTGATACGGCGGGCCAGCC